TCCATTTTTGCGCGTCTCCAAAATAACGGTTTTCAAAAATGGCCAGACCAAGGACGCCGACGAACGTGCTCGACGCCCGCGGCGCGTTCAAAAAGCACCCCGAGCGGGCCCGGACTGATGCTCAAACTGCAGGCCCATTAGGCAAAGCGCCGAGCCACATCACCGGTGAAGTGCTTAAGGCCTGGAAGGAGATCGAGAAATCGGCCCCGCTCCAGGTGTTGACGGAATCAGATCGCCTGGCGCTTGAGCTGGCCGCCAACCTGCTGGCCCAGTTCCGTCTCGATCCTATCGAGTTCCCCGCCGCCAAGCTGGTGCGGTTGGAGGCGCTGCTGGGTAAGTTCGGCATGACGCCAGCCGATCGCGCAAAAGTGGGCGGTAAAAAAGAATCTCCCAAGGGCAACGCATTCGCTGATCTGTAATGGCCGCCAAGAAGACCTATCCGCTGGTAAAAGCTGCGGAGGCCTACGCCCGCCAGGTGATCAGCGGAAAGATCCCGGCCTGCAAGTGGATCAAGCTGGCCTGCCAGCGCCACCTCGACGAAGTAAAGCTGTCGAAGGCGGCCGACTTTCCTTATTACTTTGACCCGGCCAAGGCCGAGCGGGTAGCCAAGTTCCTGCAGCTGCTGCCGCATACCAAGGGCAAGTGGGCCAGCAAGCGAGAACTGATCACGCTGGAGGGCTGGCAGCTTTTCAGTGTGTGCATCCCGTTTGGCTGGCTGCGCAAGAAGGATGACACGCGCCGCTACCGCACCATCCTGATCTTTGTGCCGCGCAAAAACGGCAAATCGATCATCGGCGGTGGTGTTGGGCTGTACATGTTCACGGCTGATGGCGAGTTCGGTGCCGAGGTCTACAGCGGCGCGACGACAGAGAAACAGGCCTGGGAGGTATTCAGGCCCGCCAAGCTGATGGTCGATCGCACTCCTGAACTGCGTGAGCACTTCGGTGTAGAGGTGAATGCCTCGAACATGTGCCGCCTCAGCGATGGCTCGCGTTTTGAGCCGGTGATCGGCAAGCCGGGAGACGGCTCCAGCCCATCCTGCGCGATCGTCGACGAGTTCCATGAGCACCAGGACAGCACGCTGTTCGACACCATGGAAACCGGCATGGGCGCCCGCGAGCAGCCGGTGATGTTGGTCATCACCACGGCCGGTTCCAGCATTGGCGGTCCATGCCACCAGTTGGTCAGGGATGCTGAGCGCATGCTGGAGGGCGTGATCGAACGCCCTGACCTGTGGGCCATGCTCTACACGATTGATCCCGGCGACGACTGGACCAGCGAAGCGGTGCTGATCAAAGCCAACCCGAATTACGGCATCAGCATCAACGGTGACTTCCTGCAGGCGCGCCAGCGTGACGCCATGCAGAGCGCGGCCAAGCAGGCCACGTTTCGCACCAAGCACCTCAATGAGTGGGTGGGCGCCAAGAGCGCCTGGCTCAATATGCTGCGCTGGAAAGAGGCCCCGGCCCGCAAGTCGTTGGCTGAGCTGGATGGTCGCCCCTGCTACATCGGCCTCGACCTGGCCAGCAAGATCGACATCGCCGGCAACCTGCTGCTGTTTCCGCCGGTTGAAGGTGACCCGTACTGGCATCTGCATGGTAGGTACTACCTGCCTGAAGCCCGGGTGATCGAAGAACTCGATAGCAACACCGCCCGCTACCGCGAGTTTGATGCCCTGGGCCTGCTGACCCTTACCGATGGCGAGGTGATCGACTTCGAGGTGATCAAGGAGGATCTGCGCGAGTTCGCTGGCCGCTTTGATGTGCAGCAGGTTGCCTATGACCCCTGGCAGGCCACCCAGCTTGCCCAAGAGATGCAGGCCGAGGGTCTGCTGATGGTTGAAGTGCGCCAGACGGTGCAAAACATCAGCGAGCCCATGAAAGAGCTGGAGGCCCTAGTGCTCCAGCGCAAGCTCGCACACGGTGATTGTCCGGTGCTCACCTGGATGGCCAGCAACGTAGTCGCAAAGCTGGACGCAAAAGACAACATCTACCCGAACAAAGAGCGCCCCGAGAACAAGATCGACGGGATCGTGGCGCTGATCATGGGAATCCGCCAGGCCATCTCGGGCGGCGAAAAAGACCCTGACATTGCCGACTTTATCGCCAACCCGGTGGTTCACTGATGCCTCTCTTCCAGTCATTCCGCAGCTTGTTCAGCAAGCCCGGCTCGCCTCCGCGCGACACCGGCCTGCAGTCGGGTGCGCCGCTGAGCTATGCCGTCGATGCGGCCGCAAGCGTCACCACCGACTCGGCCATGCAAGTGTCTGCGGTATGGGGCGCCGTGCGGCTTTTGAGTGAGACCATCGGCAGCCTGCCGTTCGATCTGTACGAGCGGGCGGAAACCGGCAGCCGCGTAGCCGAGATGCACCCGTTGCGGCGCGTGCTCAAGTTCAAGCCGAACCGCTACCAGACGCCGGTTGAGTTCTGGGAAACCATGGCCCTCAACCTGGCGCTGTCCGGCAATGCCTATGCCGTGATCCAGCGTGCCGGAAACCGCATCATCGGCCTGCTGCCACTGAGCAGCAGCCAGGTTGAAACCCAGCTGCTGCCAGATGGCAGCGTGGTGCATGTGCTCACATCTGGTGGCGACGTGAAGGTTTATTCCGCCGAGAACGTCTGGCACATCAAGCTGTTTGGCAATGGCGTGGTGGGTATGTCGCCGCTCAGCTATGCCCGCAACAGCGTCGGCATTGCCATTGCCTCGGATAACCGCGTCACAAAGATGTACTCAAACGGCGCCAAGCCGTCCGGCGTGCTGACCATCGACCGGGTGTTGACTGCTGATCAGCGAGAGGCCGTCAGGAAAAACTTCTCCGAGTTGGAGGAAGGCAACCAGGACCGCCTGTTCGTGCTTGAAGCCGGCATGCAGTACCAGCAAGTCAGCATGACCCCGCAGGACATTCAGCTGCTCGACAGCCGCCGCTTCCAGATCGAGGACATTGGCCGCTTCTTCGGCGTGCCCAGCATCCTGCTCAATCAGACCGTGGGCCAATCAAGTCTTGGTTCCAACGTCTACGAAATCGTGTCGGGCTTCTACAAGCTCAACCTGCGTCCGTATCTCGAAAAGATCGAATCCAGCGTGGTGCGCTGGCTGCTCTCGCCCGAGGAGCAGGAGCGGTATGAGGCCGCCTTTGACTTCGATGCCCTGCTGCGCGGTGACACGCTGACCCGTTTTCAGGCCTATCGCGAGGCCATTCATTCGTCACAGCTCACGCCGAACGAGGCCCGCAAACGCGAAGGCCTGCCGGCTATGCCGGGCGGTGACTCACTGATGATCCAGGGAGCAACCGTGCCGATTCAACAAGTGCTCCAAGGGGGTGCCAATGGAACGCAAAACGCTGACGCTTGATTGCGCCGGTCTCAAGTTCGATGACGGTGCTCGTCGATTCAGCGGCTACGCCTCCGTCTTCAATGGCGTGGATAGCGTTGGGGACACTGTGTTGCCAGGCGCCTATGCAGCCACGCTGAAGAATCGCGAGCGGCCGGTGGCCATGCGTTGGAACCACTTCGGCCCGGTCATTGGTAAGTGGCTGCGCCTGGAGGAAGACGAAAACGGGCTATTCGTTGAGGGTGAACTCACCCCAGGCCACTCCACTGCCGAGGATGCCTACGCCCTGCTCAAACACGGCGCCATCAGTGGCCTGTCCATCGGCTATCGCCTGCCTCCTGGCAGCTGGGAGGCCAACGACAAGGGCCGCCTGCTCAAGGCAATCAGCCTGGTTGAGATCAGCGTGGTGGAAGAGCCGGCCGACAACGCTGCCCGCGTGGCAGACGTGAAAAGCGCTATTGATGAGGCCGACAGCCTCAAAGAAATCGAGGCCGTCCTGCGTGAGGCAGGAGGGTTCTCACGGACTGATGCGACCGCGCTGGTATCGCGCATCAAGTCACTGTCTCGCGGTGAGCGTGTAGACGAACCACAGGCCAGCGACATCGTTGCCCTTATCCGGGCCGAAACCGAAAAACTCACTGCGAGAAAATGACCATGGATATTCAAGAGATCAAAACCGCCCTGGGCGAGCAATCCAAAGCCCTCGAAGCCAAGATGGGCGAATACCACGCCGAGCTGCAGAAACACGGTAAAGCCACCACTGACCTGACTGGCCAGGTGGACAAGCTGGCGGGCGAGTACAAGAGCCTGTCGGACGCGCTGACAGATCTGGCTCAGAAAGCTGCCGCCCCTCAGCAGCCTGCCACCGCTATCAGCGCCGGTCAGGAGTTCGTCAAGTCCGAGCACTTCGCCCAACTGGCCGGCGGCCAGCGCGACAAGGTGCGCCTGGAAGTGAAGAACACCGTGCTCTCCGACAGCACCACCGTACAGCCGGAGCAGCGCCAGGGCATCATCCCGGGTAGCTTCGCGCCGCTGACCATCCGCCAGCTGATCCCCACCATCGGTGTGGCCAGCAACGCGGTGAACTCGCTGCGTGAATCCAGCTGGACCAACGATGCTGCTGAGGTCGCCCAGGGCACCGCCAAGCCTGAGTCCGACATCGTGTTCACCCCGTACAACGTGGTGATCGAGACTGTCGCTCACTGGATCAAGGTATCCAACCAGCTGCTGGCTGATGCGCCGGCCGTGGCCGCGTACATCGACACCCGCCTGCGTGACGGCCTGGCTCAGCGTGTTGATCGCCAGCTGCTGCTGGGCAACGGCACCAGCCCGAACCTGTCGGGCCTGACCGATGCCGGTAACTTCACTGCCTTTACCCCCACCGCTGGCGCCAACCTGGTCGAGTCCATCAACAAGGCCAAGTACAACCGCTGGGCAGTTGGCGAGGTGGTAGACACCGTCATCGTCAACCCGGCTGACTGGGCTGCGATGGAAGTACTGCGTGAAGGTGCTGGCACTGGTTCCTACCTGTACGGCGCCCCGGGCACCGCTGCCGGTCTGAGCCCGTTCGGCCTGCAGGTGGTGCTGTCCGCCAACATGACCGCCGGCAGCTTCCTCATCGGTAGCCTGCGCGGAGCCGCCACCATCTACCAGCGTCAAGGTGCTGTCGTCGAAATGGGCTACATCAACGACGACTTCACCAAGAACCTGGTGACCATCCGTGCCGAGGAGCGCCTGGGCCTCGCAGTGGATCGTCCGGCGGCCATCATGTTCGGCGCCATCACCGCCTAAGCCATGGGGGCCGGGCACTGCCCGGCCCCTCTGAGGTGAATCATGAAAGCACGCGCCAACAAGACCTTCCTCCACGACCAGCTGGGTCGGGTAGAGAAAGGCACCGAATTCGAAGCAACCGCCGCCCAACTGTCTGGCGTGTTGCACCTGGTAGAAGTGATCGACGCGGGAGAGCAGGCCAATGTCAGTGCTGACGCTGGACGAGATCAAAACGCACCTGCGCCTGGAGCTGGACGACAACAGCCGAAACGCCGAACTGCTCGAACTTGAGGCCGCTGCGGTCGACAACGCCAGCCAGTTCCTCGGTCGTCCTATCCCGTGGACAGACAGCCAGGGCGCCCCGGTTGAGGTTCCGGCATCCGTGAAGGCCGCTATCAAGCTGATCATCGCGGACCTGGACCAGTACCGAGAAAACATCGTTGTCGGCACCATTGTCGCCAACACCAAAGCCGCTGAGAACCTGCTGCACCTCTACCGTGTAGGAATGGGCATATGAGACTCGGCCGGCTCGACAAGCGTGCGGAAATCCTCAGCCTCAGCCCTGATCTGGCTCGCGTGAGCCATGGCAGCCGCTGGGTGGGTATCCGCGCCAAGGAAGCAGCCGACGCTGCCGCCGCCACCGGCCTGCGCACTCGCGCCATGGTTGAGGTGCGCGCCCGGGCGAGTGCTGATCTGGTGCCTGGTCGCTACCTGCAAAGCGGGAGCCGACTGCTGCACATCACCAGCGTGCGCGACCCGATGGGCAACGGCGCCGAGGTGGTGCTGAGCTGCGACGAACTGATCGGCCAGCCCTGCCAGTACCTGCCAGCCGGCAGCACTGCAAAGGCCTGCCGCGTACACCTGACGCACCAGGCGCCCTGGCTTGATGAGCTTGGCCAGGTGACCGACTACAAGACCCGCGCCGAGGTGGCGCTGATCGAGGTGGGTCGGCCCCAGGTTGACGACCAGCTGCAGATCGGCAGCGAGACCTACGTGGTGATCCAGTACGCCAGCGAGACCGATGATGGCGTGGTGCGGGGGCTCTGGCTGGAGCGTGTGTGATGCAGGTCAAGCTCAAGCTCAATGGCGTCGAGCAGGCCATGCGCCAGCTGCAGGATGCCGGCAAGAAGATTGACCCGGTGCTGCGTGGAGCGCTCAACACCACAGCCACCAAGACCCGCGCCGATCGTTACGTCAGCGCGCTCAAGGGCACGCTGCGTGCCAGCCGAGTGCGCACGGCACTAAAGGTCAAGCGCGCCAACAGCAGGCGCATGAACAGCCGGATTATCCCGTCCTCGTCGGGCATCTTGCTGATGAATTACCAGAGCTGGGGCTACGACCCCATCGACGCCACCCGCGCTCGGCTATGGGTGCGGGCGCCGAACGGGCGCAAGCAGGCCGCCGGCTTCGTAAACCCCAGCAGCTTGGGCAAGTTGCCCTGGAACACCAGAAGCAAGATGGGCAGAGGTTCAGGCGAGGCCGCCTGGCGCGCTCGCCGGCTGGCTATGGGGCCGAGCGCGGCCTACTGGTTCAAGCAGCTGACCACCAATCAGACCATCCGCTGGGTGAACGCCTACCTCCAGCAGGAATTCGCCAAGCGCATGCGCAAGGAA